GTAATACCTAAAGGAAATTCAACAGCAGGTCCTTTCTGAGGCCAAGGAAGAGAGGAAGTAAAATAATCATGACGCTTACCACGTCTCAACAAAGTATATAAAGTTGGATCATCAGGACCATCATCAGTAGGAACAGAAACCGAATCAATTAAATTCTCATCACGATACCAATCATTATAAATCAAATTATAAGCTCTCAACCAAAGAGCAGAATGCTCTAAATCAGCAACTTTAGTTGGAATACCCATATAATCATAAATAGTTGACTCAAGATAACCAGTAGAAGCAGTAGAAGTAATGGTAGGAACAAGATAATCAGTAGAATCACCTGGATCAGTCTGAGCTCCATTCATACGCTCCCAATTGTCCCAAAGCAAACGAACAGGAACAGCAAAAAAATGCGTATCCATATACAAATTATCCATTATAGGAAAAATAGGAGTAGCCATACGTGCAAAAGCAGACATGTGACAAGAAAATGTATCACCTGGCAAAGCTTCATCAACATAAACAGGAATTAAGTAACCTGCATCAAATGTAGTCTTATGAGTATGTGAACGATCAAACTTAGATCGAGGTATAGTGGCAGGCGGGGAAGCAGAAAAGCTATGAGCCATAGTTGACATAAAATCTCCAATATTGCTTAAGAAAATTGGGGGAATCAACCCCCATAAAATTTACTATACTATATAAAAGAAATTTGTGAACTAGAAAAGCTGACTATGTCAGGAATAACTTAAAGGAGTTATTCGGAGCTTTGCTTACTCAGCAGCTCCACACATGGACAAACAACCTCTGGAGCAGCCTTAAGATCAAAAATAGCTGAACTATCATTCCAAGAACCTAAATGAAATAAAGAATAATCTTCAACATGAACAGCCAATTTACCTTGCTCTTTACATAAATCAGAAATAGCACGCTTCGCTTCAGCAACAGTTTTTAAAAAAAAAGGTGACATAAAAGATTCAATTTTAGAATCCCATAAACAAAATACTTGTAACTTCATAAAAAACCTTAGGTAGGAGTAAATAATAAAAAAGGATCCTCAAAATGAGGATTCAAATCCAACGTTAAAACATCCAAAGAACGTTCAAACTTCTTCAAATTTAACAACTCACAACGCTCCATCTGAACATATCGTTCATCAGAAACAAGCTTACGATCAAAAGCTTGACGTCGAGCCTTCAAATCACAATACAGTTTAGGGTAAAACTGTTCAAACAATTTATTATAGTAACGAGGCAAAGCTGAACGACGAACACCATCTTTTGTCTTATAGGTAACAAAATCATTATTAAAAAGATCTTTATAATTTTCAAAAAAATATTGCTTACCAATAGCATGCTTCAAACTAGGTTGAGAAAACTCAGAAAGACGATTAAAAACAGTACCATCAGAATCTATAAACAAATAAAAAGACTTCGCAAGATCACCAGAAACCTTTTTCAAAATATATCTGCAAGTATAAGCAGCAGTCTCAAAATTCAAATCTCCAAATGGGGCAAAACCTTGACCCCAAACATTCTCAATAAACTCAGAAGTAAATAACTTATTACCTAACTTCGTTGTACGATACAAGACAGAATCAAAAGGTCTAAAACCGAATAATAATACATGATAATGAGGACGACCAAACTTACTACCATATTCACCACAATAAAAATAAGAAATAGGCTTACCAATACGTTCTCGAAGACGTTTAATAAAACCCTGGATATGGGATTTAACAAGAGTACCTCCTTTTGGTAAATGGTCATTATCGTAAGTAAGAGTTAAAAAAATACCATCATCAACAGATTGAAGATGATTAGCACAACGAACAGCCCAATGCTTAGCTCTTAAAAGGCGACAGCCAATACAATTACCACAAGGCAATAGAAATTCAGCATTCTCATTAGAACAAAATTTAATACCTGAAACAGAACGCTTCGCTGGATTTAAATGATAACAAACCATAAAATATAAGTAACATCCCAAATGTTACCCATACCGTCCCTCGGTATGGGTTTTTCATTTATAGAACGAATTAGAATTTACTAACAATTAAATTCTAAAACCACCTCTCATAGAGGGAGGTCGTTTGTTTTTTCTCGCTGACTTAAGCCCACGCTTGAAAATCTTACGACTTGTTCGCTTATTCATACGTTTTCTGTGCATTTAGCCCACCTTTTTTGTTGCAAAGTCAATGTTTATAAGGAAGCTGTCACCTGGCATATTACTAATCAAGCGGCGCGTAATATGCCAGGTGAAATTCTTAGTCTGGAACCACCTCAACAGGTTCCACAACCTTCTCTTTTTTAACTTCCGTATCGGAAGAAGTCTTATCAAAATAAGAAGGATTAGCATCTACAAAGGCTAAAAACTTAGACAAATTATTATCAAAAGTCTTTCGAACTTCAGAAGGTAAAGATTCAAAAAAATCATTAGAAGTAGAAATGAGGTTTAAAGCCTCATCATAGGACTTAACAGATGTACAGTCCAAAAACCTAGGCTGAGACAAAGAAAAGTGATCTAAGGCTCCAGAAACCTTATATTTCGACATTATGTAATTAATATCACATTCCTTACGGTGTGCTTGAACACAACGAGAAGGATGTAGAAAATCTTTTTGGTAACGTGTCATAAATTAACCTTTAAATTTAGACTTAATTTTATTGAAAGTATTTTTATAAAATTCTTTCTTCTTCTCAGAATGCTTATTACCCTTATCATACATAGCTTGTATACGTTCAAAATTCTTAGGACGATCAATCGCAGCTTGAGCTAACTGATTCTTAGCAGAAATAGCACTATGAGAAGAAAGATGTGAAGCTAACTCCCAAGGACGATTCAAAAGTTGCTTTTTAGGCAACTGAGTCTCTTGAAGTTTAGTAGCAACATCAGTTTGATGAGTAATAGCTTTCATATACTCAATATCATCTTTGAATATCAGTTCCTTATACATTTTAAGCCCGTCAATTTCCTTACTGAGTGAAGCTGTCTGTCTCCCGTACTTCAGTGTTATTTTGTCTTCCCCATTAACCACAGACACCTCTTGTGTTATCTG